GATCGCGCGGGCGGACCGCAAGCTCCGGAAGGAGGCGATCGCCCCGTGAAGATCCGGAACCGCCTCGCCCCCGTCGTCTCGAACGATGAGATCCGGGAGATCGTCCGCTTCGTCGTCCCGCACGGCGTCGCGAACTTTACCGTCGAGCTCGAGCCCGCGCCGCGGCGCTACAACTACGCGGCGGTCCACGAGCGGTGGTCCGGCCGCGCGTCCTACTACACGCGCCGGGTCCTCGTCCGCGCGCCGGCGACCCGGGCCCGCTACCCGCGGCCGCACGTTACGGACTTCGCGGCGCGCACCGGCAAGGGCTACCTCCGGAGCGCGCAGTTCTCCTACGAGGAGGACCTCGTCCACTACCTCGCGCACGAGCTCCGGCACCTTTGGCAAGCGCGCTACCCGCGCGGCTGGCGCGTCTGGGGGGCCCGCGGCCAGTTCTCGGAGAGGGACGCGGACGCCTACGCTATTCGGATGGTCCGGGCGTGGCGGAGGCGCTCGCTCGAGGCCCCGACGCAAGGGCCTTGATTCAAGGCCACTTAGCCTTGATAATAACTATTGACTCCGGGGCCCCGCTCCCCGATGATGCAGGCAAGCCCGAAGCCCGGGCGAAACTCCTCAACCTCAACGAACTCCTCAAGATGAACGACCTCAAGTTCCACCTCCTCCCGGAGCACGTCGTCGAGGCGATCCGGAGGGACTTCCGGGCGCTCACGCCGGAGCAGCTCGCCCGCTACCGGACGCCTTACTGCCCGACGATCCTCGGGAGCCCGTTCGTTCAGTACGGGAACACCGAGATCAAGACGGCGACGGGCCGCTCGCGCTCCCGGATCGACGGCTCGAAGATCGCGAAGGGCGAAGAGGTCCTCGCGTTCGTCTACGACTTCGGCGGCTCCGGTTCTTGGACCGCGTCCCCTTGCCAGATCCCGCTCTCCGCTCTCCGCTAGTCAACGTCAGCAAACTCATCAACCCATGAACACGACCACGATGGAACTCACGAGCGCCTACCGCTCCGGCTACCGCGCCGGCGAGGCGTTCTGCAAGGTCGAGCCCCGCGCGACCCCCGGCGAGATCCGGACACAGCGCGACCGCGACACGGACACGAACCGCTACCTAGACCCGCAGCTCGCCGACTACTTCCGGACGGGCTGGATCGGCGGCTACGAGGCCGCCTCCGACGTCTACGAGGCCCGGCGGCCCTTCAAGTTCTCCGACGGCCCGTGGCAGATTACCAGATCGGCCGGCGGGGTCACCTACATCCTCGACGCCGACAACGAGACGGTTGCGACGATCGCGAACCGCGAGGACGGCGTCCGCAACGCCGCCCGCCGGGTCGAGGCCGCCGCCAACGCCCGCTTGATCGCCGAGGCCCCCGAGCTCTTCGAGCTCGTCGTCAAGCTCTCGAAGGAGCTCAAGAAGGCCACCGACCGGGCGTGGGATCTCGCCGACAAGCTCGACCTCCTCGAGCAGGAGCGCCCGGTAGCCGTTCGGCGATCCGAACTGATCGGCCTCGCGAACGCGACGATCGCCGACGTCACGACGACGGACTAACCCTTCGGTTGACTGAGTTCGGCCCCCGGGGCGACGGCGCCTCGGGGGCTTTTTCGCGCTCGACTCCGGGCTCGGCGAGGGATCTCTTCGGGCCGATCAACGTCCTCAACCGATCAACAACATGAGCGAGTTCAAGCTAGAGTGGGCGGAGAAGCATCTCGGGCGCGAGCCCGTTGGCGTCCTCGACGTCGGGACTTGGGACGCGGATGACGCGATCCGGTTCAAGCGGGCGTGGCCGCGGGCCCGGGTCGACGCCTTCGAGGCGGACCCGGACGCCTACGAGGCGATCCTCAGGGGGCGGAGGGCGGACGCGTCGAAAGTCCTCGTCCACCACTACGCGGTCTGCAACCACAACCGCGGCGTCTTCTTCTTCCCCGTCTCGGACGCGGCGCACCCGATCGGGATGAGCGGCTCGCTCCTCCCGCCGACCGAGAAGCTCAAGCGCGACCTCCCGTTCCTCCAACTCGACCGGAAGCCGCCGGTCAAGGTCCCGAGCATCCGGCTCGACTCGTTCGTCTCCCGCTTCGACTTCCCGGCGATCGACATCCTACACATGGACGTCCAAGGGGCGGAGGGGCTCGTCCTCGAGGGCCTCGGCCGGCTCCGGCCGGCGATGATCTTCCTCGAGGTAGACGAGACGGGCGACGTCGGCCACTACCGGGGGGCGAAGCCGCGGGCCGCGCTCGACGCGTGGTTCGAGCGGTCCGGGTACGGGATCGCGTTCGACTCGGGGCACGACGCGCTCTTCGTCCACTTCTCCGCGACGTGAGCCGGCGTTTCATCCTCGTCTCGTCCCCCTACCCGACCGCGGACCCGGCCGAGGAGCGCCGGCGGCGGATCGCCCGCTGGTCTTGGAACTGGCACGTCGCGCACACGCCCGGCGTCGTCGAGAGGGAACTCGAGAGCGCCGTCCCACCTACGGTCCCGGAGCTCCTCGACCTCGGCCTATCCGGCGCGACCGCCGCGGACGTAATCGTCTACGCGAACCTCGACGTCGGCTTCGTCGAGGACGCCTTCGAGCGGATCGAGGCGGGGATCGAGAAGGGCCTCGGCGTGACGGTTTGCTCGAGGCGCTCGCTCCCGGACCCGGAGCCGGGCGTGATGTATCACGACCTCTCGGCGCTCCCGCGGGACCTCGGGATCGACGCGATCGCGGTCTCGCCGGCTTGGTGGCACCGGGTCGGGCGCCCCTTGATGCCCCCGATGCGCGTCGGCCGCGGGGGCTGGGACGTCGTCTTCCTCTTGATCGCCGAGAACTGGGCCGACCGGAAGCCGTGGACCGAGGCCATCGACCGCAACCGGGTCCTCGAGTCGAAGGCGCACACGGACGGGGCGATCTGGCACTCGCCGCACATGCCGGCTTGGTACGTCGCGTGGAAGGCGGGGACGTCGGACGAGCTCCAGAAGGAGAGCACGAGGCTCGCGCGGGAGTTCGTCGACAAGGTCGGCAACCCGGAGGTCTTCGTGTGAGCGCGCCTGTGAAGACTAAGAGGTGTAGTCGTTGCGGGGGGACGAAGCCGCAGGCGGCCTTCAATAAGAACGCTCAACGCGTCGACGGTCTCAATCCTTGGTGCTCAACTTGTCGCTCCGATTATAATCGCGAGCGTCGAAGAGATCCGGACGAGCGAGAGCGAATCAACAAGAGAAACCGGGCAAACTACAAACTAGCGTGCAAGAGTCCGGCCTTTATAAAGAGGAGAAAGGCTCGGGCTAAGGAACTTCGGAAAGATCCGGCATTTATATTGGCTGGGCGGGCGCGCGGTTTGCGGCACAAGAATAGAAAACAAGAGGCGGCGGCCGGTAGACCCGCAGCGGCGATTTGTGAATGCTGCGGAGAAAAGCCAAAAAAGGGAAAGCGCCGATCTATCAACTGGGATCACGATCATAAGACCGGGTGCTTTCGCGGATGGATTTGTCGTCGGTGCAACTTGATCCTCGGACAAATAGCCGATTCTCCCCAGCTGCTCATTCGACTCGACCGCTATCTCAAGCATCCTCCGGGGCCCGGACCAATATGTCAGCCTTAAACGATCTAACGGTTTGCATCACCTCATTCCGACGAGGAACCCTTTTGAAAAGGGCCATCGAATCGCTCAAAGCGGCCGGCATTAGACGAGTAACCGTCGCGGCCGTTTGTCCGACGGACGAAGTCTGGGACATCATAGAGGCCGAGAAAACGAATCGCAGCTGGATGAGCTTCGATTGCAATACGGTCGAGGCGGACATCGGTTGCAACAACACGTGGACGCTCGCCGCCTACCTCGCCCGGACCCGGAAGATCCTCGTCCTCCACGACGACGACGTCCTCCTCCCCGGCTTCGGGCCGGCCTACGAGAACGTGATCGCGCCGCGGCTCGAGAACCCGGAGATCGGGATGGCGACGTGGCACGCGAACTTCATCTTCCCTGACGGTCGGACGGCGCCCTGCGAGGAGTGGCGGTTCGGCGCCGGGACGCGGCCGCTGCCGTCGACCGAGCTCCTCCTACGGCTCGCCGCGATGGGCCGCTGCTCGATGTCGCCGATCCTCGCGATCTTCGACCGGGAGACTACGATCCACGCTTGCAAGGAGGCGGAGACGACGCTCGGCGAGCACCCGGATTGCCGCGAGCGCCCGGGGATGCTCCTCGGGACCGAGATCGTCGCCTACATCCGCAATGCGGAGCGCGCGAAGAGCTGGCTCTACGTCGACGACGTCCTCTCGCTCTACGGATCGCACGACGGGAGCGGAAGCATCCGGGCCCTCGCGACCCCCGGCGGCCTCGGCCGGATAATCTGCGGCTACGACCGGGCCCGCGTGCTAACGCTCAATGGCAAGCCGCCGCCTCCCCCGTTCCCGAAGATTATCCTCGTCACCTCGAAGCGGACGTCGACCGCCCGAGACGCCTCACGCAGGATGACAACCGCGCTCTCCTCGAGGCGCTTCCTCTTCGAGGAGTTCGACGCGATCGAGTTGACCGTCCCGATGCGCCGCCTCCGGAGGAGCCTCGCGGAGTTCCCGTACGTCCGCGACCTCTTCGACATCGGGGTCGCCCACGCGTTGCCCGAGGACGTCGTCCTCTACTGCAACGACGACGTCGGCCTGACCGTCGAGGCGCCCCGGCGGATATACGCCGGCGTCGAGCGCGGCCGCGGGGCCTCCGCCTTCCCCCGCCGGCGCTACGACAACCCGCACGCGCGCCCGCTCGTCCGCTCGGTCAAGAACTGCCTCCACGACGGGGGGATAGACGCCTTCGCGGTCACCCCGGCTTGGTGGGCCGCCAACCGGGAGAAGTTCCCGGACATGATCATCGGCCGCGAGTGGTGGGACGCGATCTTCGGCTTCGTGATCGAGGAGGCGGCCGGCGAGGGTCCGCGGACGGACGGCCTCCCGTCCGTCGAGGCGTGGTGGAGGTCCCGGGCGTACACGGACGACGTAGTCTGGCACGAGCCGCACGCGCCGGCGTGGCACACCTTGCGGACGACGCCGGGGGACCCCGGCTTCTACAACCGGAAGCTCGCCCTCGAGTTCGTCGTCGCGCGCCACAACGAGCCCGCGGCGGCGCACCTCCGCGAGCTTCGCGGCTAGTTGACGCGCCCGGGGAAGACGTTCCCTTCGGCGTCGCGGACGAGCGCGGGGACCTTGAAGCCGGCCCGGAGGAGGTCCGCCTTGTAGGCGTCGACCGCCTGAGTCTGCCGCGTCGCGATCAAGTTGTGGAGCTCGAGGAACCCGACCTCGCCGACGTGGTCGACTTGGCAGCCGGGGTCGGACCAGAGCTTGCCTCCGATCGACTTGAAGAGGTGCGAGAAGTAGTAGTCCTCCGTCAGGTAACGGGGATATGTCCGCTTGCCCGGGTGCCGCGCGCTCCCGAACCACTCGCCGTTGACGACGCCCATCCCCCAGAAGTCGTGCATCCATTGACCGTCCGCGATCCCGGAGGTCGGCTCGTCCTCGTCGTTCATGTACCGGCGCTGCGGGAGCTCCTTGACCATCGAGTCGACGGCGGTCATGTCGACCCGGACGAACCCGCTCCCGACGTGCGCCATCGGCCAGAGGCCGCCGGGTCCCATCGTCTCCGGCGTCGCGTTCTCGAACTCGCCGACCCAGCAGAGGCGCTCGAGGTTCTTCTTCGGGTAGAGTCCGCCGACGAGCTCCGCGTCTTGCTTGAGGATACGGAAGAAGTGCGACGGCTCCGGCCGGAGGTCGGCATCGACCATGATGATCCGGGAGACGGGGAGGCAGCGCGCGACGTACGTGAGGATGTTCCGCGCCTTCGCGATCCCCTGCCCCGCCGCCTTGCGGAAGTCGAAGCGGGTCTCGATCCCGGCGGCCTCGAGCTCCTTGACCCCGAGCTCGAGGGAGATCACCGTCCGGACGAGGTCGAAGAGTCCGCCGCGGGAGGCCGGGAGGCCGATCATCACGAGGTTCGGGTCGCGGTCCCGCGGGCTTATCGGTTGTAGAGTTTTCATCGGCGCTTATTTAAGTAGGCGATCATCTTATGCAAGACCTCTCTCGAATCGCCGACCATACCAAGCGCGGTATTGCAAGGAGAGCAAATCCATCCGCGAAACTCGCCGGTAGCGTGATCGTGATCCCAGACGATTTTCCTCCCCGATTTTCCGCAGCAATCGCAATGACTCGGCTTCGGTCGTCCGGCTTTCGCGATTTTCATTTCGAGCCGCCGACGATGCCCGGCCGCTATAATGGCGGCGTATTTTTCCGGATTTCGGCGTCTCCAGTCATAGATCCACCGCTTCATCTTTGCCCTATATTCGGCCAGCTTTTTTGGATCGGATAGGCGCTTCGCTTTCGCAAGTTTGTAAAGCCTCTTGGTCCTCTCGCGACGCTTCTCGTCGATCGTGTATTGACGCCGCCGTTTGTCTTTCGGTTGTGGCATGACACGATTATAGGGCGCGCGGATTATCTTGCCAAGAATAGATCTAGGTCTTTAAGCCTCGAGCCGCGAACCCAACAGGCCCTCCCTTGAACAACCATGCGATGACCCCGACGAGATGATCCGCCCCGAAGGGAACGAACGGATGGGCGCAGTGCTCGACGAGTTCGGGCGCGAGGCCCGCGCCTCGCCCGAGATCATCGTCCGGCGGTTCAAGGAGGAGCTCGCGGACATACGGCGCGAGATGGCCGTCGAGAGGTCGAACGCGGGGGGCGCGCCCGGCTTCGGAAACTGGGGGCTCAACGGACTCCTCAACGGCGTGATGGCGGGCTCGCCGTGGCAGACGCAGACGATCGCGCAGCCGTTCACGCTCGCGAACGCGAACGCATACGTCCCGCTCTCGCTCAACCTAATCCTCCTCTCGTACTCGTACATGACGCAGGGGTTGATCCAGACCGTCGTGACGCAGCCCGTCGACGACGCGTTCCGCGGGAACCCGAAGATCAAGAGCGCGGAGCTCGACGAGGAGGACCTCGACACGCTTCACCGGGTGATGAAGCGATCGCAGCCGCGCGTCCTCGGACGGAAGCTGATGAAGACCGTCGCGGGCTGGGTCAACTACAATGCCTGCGCCAACCTTCAGCGCTCGGACTGGTCCGCGATCAAGCACGCGATCTACTGGGGCCGGCTCTACGGGGGCGCCGGCCTCGTGATCAACACCGACCAAGACTTCCGGAGCGAGCTCGACGTCGACGCGATCCGGCCCGACTCGCCGCTCGTCTTCATCCCGGCGGACCGCTGGGAGCTCGTCCTCTCGAACATCAACATCTACGACCCGCGGAGCCTGGTCCCGTTCAACTACTACGGCTTCCCGTTGCACGTCAGCCGGGTCATGAAGTTCGTCTGGAACGACGCCCCGGCCTACATACGGCTCCGGTTGCAGGGCTGGGGGATGAGCGAGGTCGAGCGGTGCATCCGGTCGATCAACTCGTTCCTCAAGTTCGAGAACCTGATCTTCGAGCTCCTCGACGAGGCGAAGATCGACGTCTACAAGATCACGAACTTCAACTCGCAGCTCCTCTCCCCGGGAGGGACGGACAACGTCCGCCGGCGGATCCAGATGTCGAACCAGCTGAAGTCGTTCAACAACGCGCTCGTGATGGACAAGACTGACGACTACGAGCAGAAGCAGCTCGGGGCGATCTTCTCCGGGCTCTCGGACGCGTGGGAGCAGCTCCGGCTCAACCTTTGCTCGGACCTCAAAATCCCCCGGAACAAGCTCTTCGGCGAGAGCGCCGGCGGGTTCTCCTCGGGGGAGGACTCGCTCGAGAACTACAACTCGATCGTCGACAACGTCCGGACGGCGGCCGAGCCGCTGATCCTCGAGGTCGCCGCCCTCCGTTGCCAGCAGCAGTTCGGGTTCGTACCGGAAGACATCGAGATCGAGTGGCCGTCCCTCCGCGTGATGAAGCAGACGGACGAGGAGACGGTCAAGACCTCGAAGCAGAAGCGGGCGACGGACCTCTACGACAAGGGCCTCCTCGACGGGAAGGAGACCTCCGAGGTCCTCAAGAAGGACGGCCTCCTCGTGATCGAGTCCGCGGTCCTCAAGGGGACGCGGAAGCCGATCACGCCGGAGGTCGAGCAGACGGCGTTCGCGGCCGAGGCCGAGAAGCGCCAAGGGAAGCGCCGCGCCCTCGGGGGCGGCGCCGCGGCCAAGAAGGCCGCCTGACTTTCCAACCATGAAAAAGTTCCTAGCCGGCGCCTCTTTCGCGCTCTCCCTCGCGCTTCTCTTCGCATCTCGGGCGCTCTCGCAGACCGTCACGGCGGTCTCGATCGAGCCGAACGGGTGGGTCGCGGACATCACGATCTCTGGCTTCAACGTCGGCGGGAACTATGCGGGCAACACGAGCGCCTACGCGCCGCTGATAACCGGGACGAACGGGAACCCGACCTCCGGGACGAACTACGTGACATTCACGGTCGTCCGCGACGCCTATAACGACTCGAAGGTCCTCGGGACGACCACCAAGACGATCTACGCGACCCGGCCGCTCCGCTGGCCGTACAGCACAAACTCGTACCCGGGAACCTTCACGTCCGGCACGTTCGTCGCAGGCGAGACGGCGACCAACGGAGGTGGCGGGACCGGGATCGTCGTCGTCAATCAATCCGCCGGCGCGAAACTTTACCTCAAGGTGACCTCCGGCTCGATCACGGCGAGCAACTGGACCGGCGGAACTTCGGGCGCGGTTTTCGCTGCGTCCTCCGGAACCGGGACGGCGCTCAGCTACGCGGACATGGAAACCTTCGACGGAACGAACACGACGATCCGCGTCGCGCTCTCGGACTACATCTATCAGGAGGACAGCGCCTCTGGAGGCTCCACTCCTTCCGGAACAGACCCGACCGTCAACGTCCTCGCGAACACGTACACGTCGGGCGGGACCGGGAACACGGCCTCGTCGTCGACCTTCGCGGTCACGAACAACTCGACGGTGGCATATCAGCCGGTCATCTCGAACTGGAGCTGGCCCGGCCTCTCCGTCTTTACCGGAAACCTCACGCTCCGCGCTCTCGCCTTCCACCAGAGTGGCCAGCAAGGCCGCCCGGTGCGCGTCGTCAGCTTCACGGCGACGGACGGGACGACGCCGGTCACGGTCGACGTCACGGCGCCGACCTACGACGCGACGGTCGGGGACGCGAACCCGGTCGTCGAGTACATCGGGACGATAACGCCCTCGGGCTCGTGGGCTCAGAACGCGACGATCACCTGCAACTACACGGCGTATCCTTGGGAGGGCGACCCGACGACGCTCGGGACCTCGACCGGCGGGACTCAGCCGACGCCCGTGGCGGCTCCGTTGACGTTCATCTACGACAAGGTGAGCGGGACCTACGGGACAACGGTCGCCCGCGTCGACTGCACCTCGAGCATCGCGGGCTCGTACACGTCGGGGACCTTCGTCGACCGGGAGACGGTCACGCAAGGGACGACAGGCGCGACCGCGATCGTCATCGGGGTTCAATCGTCGGGCTCCTCGCTCCTCGTCTGTACGGTCACCGGCTCTCCTGACAGCAACTCGGGCCACACGTGGGTCGGCGGAACGTCGAGCGCGATCTTCGCGCCGACCGCGATCCCGTCCGCCAACGGCAGCGACTCCGGGGCGAACACGGTTTATGACGCCGGGTCCTACAACGCGACGACTGCCTACCGCTTCGCGACGATCGGCAAGGCCGCCGCAGCGATCGGGACCTACAACAACTCGAACCACTCGCGGAACGACGTCGGCGCCGGGATAGTCTACCTCGAGAACGGCAACCACCTCTGGGTCGGGAGCTCGAACACGTACGGCGGCGCGAACCCGAAGGTCTGGATAACGATCACGTCGAACACGGGGAACGGGGCGACGCAGGCCGGGGCGCACATCGCGAACGCCTCGGGCAACAAGACGATCCGGGACCGGATGAAGTTCAGCAACGTCACGATGACCGGGACGGACGCGACCGGGACGGTCACGGGCGCCTCCTACATCTGGGCGGACCAATGCATAATCAACAGCACGTCGAACGTCCTCTTCTACATCAACACGGTTTGGAACCTGACGCGTTGCACGATCCCCGCGTTGCACCAAGGCATCAACGCGTACTCGACGCAGAACGACCCGACCGGGATCGTCCGCGGAAACAACCTCAACGGCTTCACGGGGGCGACGGGCCAGAACGTCGCCGGCTTCGTGATCATCGGAAACTCGCACACCGTCGTTGACACAGCCCAGAGCTGCGTCTTCGGCCCGGCCGGCACGTCCGTCGTCCCGGCGAGCATGACGATCATCGCCTACAACAAGCTCCTCGGGATGTACGCGAACACGATCGTAGACTTGAGCCTGCCGAACAGCTCGGCGATCGCGGGCGGCTGCGCGATCGTTCAGAACTTGATCGAGAACGTCTACAACGGGAGCATTCAACTATCGGTCCTCTGCGCCGACGCTTCGACGGCCGGCAATAACAACAACTACCTAATCTGGAACAACACCTTCGTCGGGCAGCGCGTGAACTTTGCCTATAACGACAACAGCACGAACGCGCCTACGCGGTACTACTGGAGCCTCAAGAACAACGTCACGGAGAACCTCAACATCAAGACGGACTCGTTCGCGACGCAGAGCGGTCTCCGCGTCGCCAACTGGCCAGTGCTCTACGGCGTCAACTTCTCGGGCAACTTCAGCATCGAGGCGACTGGGATCGGGGCCCCGGGAGCCTTTATGCAGGAGTGGCCGGGGCTCAACGATTACACCCCGGCGATAAGCTGGGGCGGCGCCCAGCCCTTGAACTCGGCGAAGAACACGCAGGCTTTCATCGCGTTCACGAACCGGGCAGCGAACACGGGCTCGGCCAACGGGGCCGGCGACGGCGACTACACGCTCCAAGCCTCGACGCCGAACGTGAACATGCAGCGGGACTACTTGATTCCCGTCGACCTCGCGGGGACGTCGCGGCAGACGACGATCAGCGAATCGGCCGGCGCTTACGCGGGCCCGACTCCTACGCCGACTCCCACACCGACGCCGACCCCAACGCCTAGTCCGACCCCGACGCCGAGTCCGACCCCGACGCCGAGTCCGACGCCGACGCCCTCTCCCACTCCGACGCCGACTCCTTCTCCTACGCCGACTCCCACGCCTACGCCGACCCCTACTCCGACTCCGACGCCGACGCCTTCCCCGACACCGACCCCGAGCCCGACGCCGACGCCTTCTCCTACGCCATCGCCGACCACGACCCCGTCTCCCACGCCAACGTCCGCTCACGTGATCGGATCGACCCCCTACTTCAACTGGGCAGTCTCGAACTCCGCAGTCTTGGCATACCCGAAGGTGGCGATCATCGCCGGCTACAACGTCGGGAACCCGAACGCGTCGACGGTCTACCTACAGCTCTTCGACGCATCGAGCGCCGTCGGGATCGTCCTCGGCTCGACGCCTCCGAAGTTGTCGCTCGCGGTTCCGACCACGGGGCTCAACGGCCTCCAGACGGACGGCCCGGGGTTCGTCAACGGGATCGTCATCGCGGTGACGACGACGCCGACGGGCAACGGCGCCCCGGCGAGCGCGATCCCGGTCAGCCTCTTCCTCAACTGATCCCATGAAAAGATTCCTCGCGGTTCTCGCCCTCTCGATCGCGGTCGCGGGCCCGGCGCTCGCCGCGCCTCACACCTACTACTTCTCGCAGAACGGGTCGGCACCGTTGACGCAAGGGACCTCCGGGAACCCGACGAACGTCTCGGTCTGGAACGGGTCCACGAACTGGGGCCCGGTCGCCGGGACCGTCGGCAAGATATGCCCGGGAGACACGCTAGTCCTCGAGGGGACTATCGCGAGCACGCTCTACTTCTACCAACAGGGCAACGCGACGGACGGCTACATCACAGTGCTATTCGACACCGGGGCGTGTTTCAGCGCGCCGGTTCTCGCGACCGGGGCCTTCAACTTCAACAAGATGGACTGGATCATCATCGACGGCCAAGGGGCCGCGGGGATGGGCGGCACCGGGACCGTCGGACACTCGACCGGGACCTACCCAAACTGGGGCGCTTACAACGGGTATATCGAGAACACGGACAATGGGACGCTCCTCGGCAACCAGAACACGTCGGCCGCCTTCATCTATGTTGGAGACGCGGCGAACTTCATCATCCGCAACTTGATGTTCCGGAATCAGTACGTTCACGTGCCGAACTCGATCACCGACGAGGGAGTCAACAAGGCATTCGCGGCGATCCGCTCGGCTCCGACCACCGCCGGGGATTCTAGCAACGGCGAGATCACGAACTGCCTCTTCCACGACTGCGTCAACTGCATCTGGCTCTCTTATTGGGGCGTGACCTCCGGTTGGAAGGTCCACAATAACGCCGCATACAACTGCAACTGGTTCGTCGGCGCCGGCGACGCCGAGACGGGGTCGACCCTTACGAGCTCCAAGTTCTATCAGAACACGATTGCGGACTTCTCGATCTGGGACGACACGGGCGTCAACAACAACACGAATGTCGTGAACGGCGGCGGCGGCTACTACGTCGGAGACCCGATCATTCCGATCCAATCCGGAGGATCGGGCGCGCAGTTCCACGTGCAATCCCTCGCACACGGGGGACAGGGTCCGGACGCGGTCGCGTCGGTGGTGGTTGACAACCCCGGCGGCGGGTACGGGACGACGACCTACGGCGTCGCCACGACGGGGGGCCAAGGGAGCGGATTGACGCTGATGCTCAACGTGACGAACGCATATCACCACGACGGGCTCATTCTCTGGGTCACCAACGCAACGAGCACCATGGATCACGTCTCCGTCTATCAAAACGTGATCGGCTGGCAATCCGGCGCCCGCTGGGGTAGTGGAACTTGCTGGGGTTCCTCCTCGACCGCGGGCATCTATGTCCCGGATGGTTACGGCGGAGCAAACGGGAACATGATCTTCGACAACATCCTGCTAGCCGGCTCGACGGCCACGCCCGATTATCCGAAGGACGCGCTGATTTACATAGATTTTTACGGAACGGTCGGCTCCGTACTCGTGGCCAACAACGATTTGATCGGACTCGGGACCGGCGTGGGCTTCACCGTTTTGGCGCAGGGCACCGTGCCGTTCCCGAACCCGCTGGGCGTCGTCACCTTCGAGAACAACATAATGCAACGAATGACCGGCGAGAACATCGAGACCTACGCCGGCATCACGATCAACTCGGATTATAACCTCGGCTACCTCCTCCGGGCCGGATTCGACATGTCATACACGCCGAGCGGCTCATCGAAGTTCGAGACTTGGCAGAGCACGACCGGGCAATGGCAGAACCTCGACCTGACGGTCGGCGGCGGCGGCTCGCCGAACCCGCCGGACTCGCACAGCGTCGCCGGCGGTCTCCACGGCACGATCGCTCCCGGGATAGACCCGACCTCCTTCGTCCCGACCTCGGCCGGGTCAAACTGCGTCGGAGCCGGGACGAACCTCTCGGCATACTTCAACTTCGACGCGGCCGGCAACGGTCTCCCGACGACGGGCCCGTGGCCGATCGGCGCGTTCAACTACTCGAGCGGCGGCCCGACGCCAACGCCTACGCCAACACCCACGAGCACGCCCACGCCGACCCCCTCCGCGACCCCGACTCCTTCACCGTCGCCCACGCCCTCCCCGTCGGCGACTCCCTCGCCGGTTGTCCCGGTCGTCGGCGGCCGGGTCTACTTCAACGGGGCGGTCTCGAACACGCCGATCCTCGCGAGCTCGGGCCCGACGATCCTCGCCGGCTACAACATTTCGGCGACGACGAACGTCTCGAACGTCTACCTCCAGTTCTTCGACGCGGCGTCCGCGGGGTCCGTCTCGCTCGGGACGACGGTCCCTCGGTTCACGCTGACGATCCCGCCGTCTCCTCCCGGAGCGATCGACGGACTCCAGACAACCGGGCCCGGGTTCGTCAACGGGATGGTCATCGGAGCGGCCACGACGCAGACTGGAGGGACCGCGCCGGCGGCCGCGATCTCGGTCACCCTGATCCTCAACTGATGAAGCTCGAGCTCGAGCCGGTCGTCGCCCCCGCGGAGCTCGAGGACGAGCTCGAGGCCGAGCTCGCCCGCTGGTGGTGGGAGACCCTCTTCCGGCCGCTCCTCGATCTCTTCGGCGAGCCGCGGGACAACGCCGCGAAATATGAGGAGGGGAAGCATCCGCGCGGGGGCGGTGGAAAGTGGAGCAACAAGGGCGGCGGCGAACCGTCGAAGCCGACGTTGACGCCGGCGGAGATCGCGAAGGACGCGGAGACGCGGAAGCGGCTCGAGAGCGAGCACCCGGACTGGTCGCCCGAGGACGTCGAGCGCAACGTGATCTGGGCCGCAACCGGCTTCGAGGGCGATCCGACCCCGAGCGAGCGCCCGAAGCCGAGGTCGGTGAAGGTCTACCACGGCTCGAACGTCGACTTCGAGGAGTTCGACGAGAAGAAGATCGGCGAGCACGACGAGGGCTGGCTCGGCCGCGGCTTCTACTTCTCGACGGACAAGAACGTCGCGGCCCCGTACGCGTTCAAAAAGTCCGCGACCCTCGAGCTCGCCAACCCGTTGACGGTCGAGGCGGTCGACTGGAAGACGGACAAGAGGTCGATCATCCGGAAGGCCCTCGGCCTTCCGAAGGACGCGTCCGCCGCCGAGGTAACGGCCGCGGCCAAGGCGCGCGGACACGACTCGGTGGTCTTGGATTACAGCAAGAGCGGCTATCACCATCAGGAGATCGTCGCCTTCGACAAGAAGCAAATCGGAGGGCTGCGAAAGATAGGCGCTGCGAGTGCCGAGGAGAAGCTCGCCGACGAGCTCAACGAGCGCCGCTGGTACCACGGCACCGGCGGCACGTTCTCCGGACCTCTCAAACCGAGCAAGCTCGGAGCCGTAGGGCCGGCGATATACCTCGCGCGAGACCCGGAGAATGCCTCCGAGTACGCCTTCCGCTTGTCCCTTCCTCCGCAGGCTCCGAACGTCCGGCCGGTCATCCTCGAGCTCGAGAAGACGTTCAAGATCTCGGAGCTCAACAAGGCGTCAGAGGAGTTCTTCAAGCACTTCGACCCTTCCGGGAAGCTCGAGGACGAGGAGGTCGTCGCGATCGCGCGCAAGCAAGGCTATGACTCGGTCTACTCCGAGCGGGAGCGCGAGCTCGCGGTCTTCGATCCGGAGAAGATCAAGTCCGCGATCACGCGGCAGAACGCCCTCCCTGATTGGTTCCCCTTCCCGTCGCACGTCGGGTCGCTCGGGATGGCACGGCAAGATCTCCCGCAAATCCGGTCAGAGGACCGGGACGCGCTCGTCTCGTTCCTCGAGACGCGCGGGATCAAGTCGCACCGGGAGACGTCCCGGCCGGACGCGTACCGGCCGACGCAGGGCGGCTACTCGACCGTGAACCTACACCTCGCCCGCGTCCGGCAAGGCCCGGACCGGCCGATCCTCGTCTCGCACGACCGGCGGATCTTGGACGGGCACCATCAGTGGTTCAAGAGCCTTCTCGACACGCCGCTCGAGCGGATCGACGCGATCGTCTTCGACGCCCCGATCCGGCGCCTCCTCCGGGAGGCCGCCCGGTTCCCGGGGGCGGAGAGGGCGAATGCGGTCCCGGACTCTGACCGGCTCGTCGCCGCGGTCAAGTCCGGCCGGGTTTCGTACGCGGACGGGGTCTTCTCGGGGAGCTTCTCGGCGCCCGTCTCGAGGGCTCTGCGGGCCCTTGGCGCCCGCTTCGACAAGGGGGCCAAGGTCTACCGCGTCGACCCGAAGACCCTCCCCTACGGGCTGCGTGGGGCCCTCGGCGAGGCGCGGGCGAGGGCGAAGCGGCTTCACGAGGAGATCAGGGACCTCGCGGCGTCGATCGGCGAGAAAGTATCAAGTTTTCCGACGCTCGGGATCGAGCTCGAGCGATTCGCGAGGGCCCTCGTCGGGAGCCTCGAGTCGAGCTTCCGGGCCTCCCTCGCGGCCGCGGCGCGGTCCCAGCCGGCGCTCGAGGTCGTGACGGCGCCCCCGGACTTCTCCCCGACGATGATCGCCGACGTCCGGGAGACCCTCTCGGAGAACCTCGCCCTCTCGGTCAAGACGTTCACGGACGGGGAGGTCCTTAAGCTCCGAGAGCTCGCGGAGGCGAACTGGATGGAGGGCGGCCGGGTCGACCGGCTCCGGGAGTTGATCGAGGAGCGGTTCGCCGTGACGCGGCGGAAGGCGAAGTTCCTCGCGGTTCAGGAGACGTCGATGGTCGCGAGCGAGTTCGCGCGGGCCCGCGCGCAGGAGATCGGGAGCTCCGAGTATGTCTGGCACTGCCGTCAGGACAACCGAGTCCGGCCGGATCACCTCGAGCTCGACGGGACGACGCAATCATGGGACGACCCGCCGATCGTCGACCAAGCGCACGACCGGCGCGCGAACCCGGGGATGGACTACAACTGCCGCTGCGTCGCCCGGCCGATCCTCAACTTCGCCGCCCGGAGGGTCGCCTGATGAGCGAGATCGACCGCAACGCCGACCGCGCCAACGCCCTCCGCCGCGAGATCGCCGCGGCCGAGGCCGCGCGGAATAGGATTGACGACGCAATCAGGCGGCGACAAGACGCTCTTCGACGATTGGCACCGCCGCCCGGTTTCCGGGTTCCGGCCAACCCTCTCCAAAATGAGTGCCACCCGTCGCCGATCTCCCCCTAGTCACCTCGATCCGAGCCGCCCATGAGGCGGAGCAGGCCGAGCACGACGTCAACCTCGAGAGTGAGCGGCTGAACCTCGCCCCGAGCGGCAAGCGGTTCGAGGCGTGGTTCATGACGCCGGGGATCGTCAACTACGACGACCTCAAGGACGGCGGCAAGGAGCTCATCAAGAAGGAGACGATCGACGAGGCGCTCAACACGCTAATCGGTCGGCCCTTGACGATCGGGCATATCCCGACGTCGACGCCCGAGGACGAGCTCCTCGACTACTCGAACGGGACGATCGACTCGGCCGAGTTCGACGCGAAGCCGGGCTGGTTCCACTGCTCCGGGACGGTTGAGACGGATCAAGCCCGGGAGGCGATCCGCAAGGGGCACAAGATCTCGGTCGGGACGCGCGTCGTCGAGTTCGGGGCCGGCGGAAGCTGGCTCAACAACGTCTTCGACCGGGAGATCAAGAAGATCCGCTTTCACCACCTCGCCCTCGTCGAGCCCGGCCAGAAGCCGAGGTTCGAGGAGGCCGCGATCCGTCTGAACTCAACCGAAAAAAAGCCCATGAACATCGTCAAGCTGATCAAGAAGATAGTCGCCGGCGACAAGACGACCGAGCAGAGCTCGGACCTGCCGCTCAACGCGAAGCTCGACCTCGGCGGGGGACGGACCGCGACCGTCGCCGAGATGCTCGAGAACGAGCGGAACAATCACTGCCACGCGGTCGACGAGAACGACTACATCGAGCACGAGGGCGTCCGCTATCACGTCGGGCAACTCGTCAAGCACTTCCGCGAGCACTGCTCGATGGGGCACCACCAGCTCGAGGCGGAGCGGGCGCACGAGATCGCCAAGGAGGACGCGACCGACACGCCGGAGAAGAAGACCGCCCGCGAGGCCGTCTTCGCCGCCGCCGCGGTCGTCGCGACCGCCAAGACGGCGCTCGACGCCGCCGACGCGGAAGTCGCCCGCCTCAACGCGCTCGCCGACGCGAAGCCCGAGGACAAGACCGCGGCCGGGACTAAGGCCACCGAGGCGAAGGCCGCCCACGAGGCCGCGATGAAGGCCGGGACCGAGGCCACCGATCGGTTCAACGCGATCAAGCCGGTCGACCCGGCGGTCGAGCGGGCGAACAAGGCGCAGGCCGCAGCCGAGGCCGCAGCGACCGAGGCCAAGGCCGCGCAGAAGAAGGCGGAGGACGCGCTCGAAGTCGCCAAGACCGAGCGCGAGAACGCCAAAAAGCGCGCCGGCGCCGAGAGCTTCGCGATCCTCGCGGGGGCCTCGGAGCGGGGAGTCACGACGGTCTTCGCGCCACCTTCGGGCGGGATTAGCAACATGATAAGGAAGGGCCGGAAGCTCTTCGGCTCGGACGCAACGCCCGGAAAGAACTGACGCGAGACGCGTCGACCACCACAGCCAATAATCAAGGAGATAAACCACAATGTCACTACCGCTTCAAAACCAGCTCCAGTTCGCGCAGACCCCCTTGATCGGGATGGCCGCCGAACAGCCGATCGACACGGTCTCGTGCCAGATCAACCCGAACACAACGGCCGCGTACATCACGGCCGGGTGCGCGGTCAAGCTCGTCGCGAACGCCGGCCCCGAGAAGGTCGTCGACGTTACGAGCGGGCCGACTGACGGACCCGTCTTCGGCGTCATCGCCTACAACCCGCGCCTCAACGTCCACGTCGCCGGAGCGCACGTCGAGGTCCACACGGACCTGAACGTCCTCTACATGTGGAGCGCCGGCGCGATCAACCGCGGCGCCGCCGTCTCTTGCACGAACCCGGCCTCCTCGGCCGCGGCCCCGACGGTCGCGACGGACACCTCGGCCGGCGACTACATCGTCGGCATCGCCGAGACTCAGACCTCGGGCGCGAACCAGATGGTCAAGGTCCGCGTCAAGCCCGGCGTCAACGTAAGCATCTCGGGGACGGTCTACCCGATCGGAGCATAACCCACCCGCCCCTCAACCAACATCGACGAAGGAAAAAACAAAATGCAAAAGTCTATATTCTACCAGTCGACGGGCCGGGTCGTTCGCGATCGCGCCGAGATCGACGCCATCGAGTCCGGAGAGGTCAAGGACTTCCCGGGCGCAATCGTCCGCGACAACACGGTCTTGATGCCCGTGGAGCTCGAGGACGGGGCCATCGGCCGCCGGTCCGTTTGGAAGAACGGCCGCGAGTCCGACGGCTTCGACCGGAACAACACAGTCGGCGACGTCGTTGACGCATCGACCGGCTACCAGATCGCGATCGACACGCTCACGTACATCAAGAAGCAAACGACTGACCAGAAGTTCTACGAGGAACCCCCGGCGGACTATATGCCGGTGGTCGTCGGCGAGGGCGCGTTCTCGAGCCAGATCCTGACGAATAGGACCTACTCGAACGCGGACGACTTCGAGAGCGGAATCCTCAAGACGGGCGCGAACGACGCGCACATCACCGAGGCCGACATCGCGATCGACGGCGTCAACGT